CTCCGTTAGAAGCACCACGAGTAGAAGCATCGTTTAAGTATTTCCAGTCAGTCTTATAGAAATCGTAAGAACCTCTTCTGAATCCAGTGAAACCTAAGTTTAACGCCATTTCAGCAGAGTTTTCAAATAATCCATAAGCAGTACCTCCGTTAGCTCCAGCAGATAAACCAGCAAGCATATCGTCAAAATCTAAAGAAGTTTGTCTGTTTAAGAATAACATGTTTTCTTCAATTGCTCCTTGAGTGTCTAAGTTTTTCAAGATGCTATCAAAGTCAGCTAATCCAGCAGCAGCGGTAAAGTTGTTTAACACGTTACCTCTTGATTGTACAGCTGCAAATAGACCTTCAGTACCTTTAATTCCCTCAACAGTACCTAATGTAGAACCTCCAGAAACTAATTCTCCTTCAACTACAGACATTTCTAAGTAATCTTCAAAACGTAAACGAGTTTCAGATTCAGCTTTTAAATACCATAAGTATCCAGAAGCACCGTCTTCAGTAGCAACTTCAACCCATCCAATTTGAGCAGTATCAGATCCAGAGATAGCATACTTCTCTTTGATAATGATTGGAGAGTTAGAGTACTGAGTGAAAGAAGGTGTTACAGACTTAATATCAGCATCTGTAGTTCCTTTTTTGTATTCAGAACCGTAAACAAAGATTTTAAGTGCTCCAGCTGTTGCAGACAAAGCAGTCATGTCAGCAGCAGTGTAAGGCTTAACTGTAATAGTAGCTAATGTAGGAGAAGTGTTAACACTATCTGTTACAAAAACTTTTAAGTCTTGTCCTGTTGCAGGATCAATAACTACTAAAGTTTGGTGTTTAGAAATAACGTTTTGTACAAAAGTTGGTCCAGCTGTAGCATTCAAAGCGAATGTTAAAGTAGTTTCTGTTGCTTTTGTAACGGTATCGTAAGCGATATGTAATCTGTTTTGCTCAGACCATACGATTTGATCAGAAGACATTGGCATTTCAGCTCCAACCATTCTTAAGAAACCAGATAAAGTTCTATTTCCATAGCGCTCTACTTCTGCCTCATAAATCTCAGGTAAGTACTGTTGTGCGAAATCATTTCCAGATCCGTCTGTAAAGTTTAAATAATTGCTCTCAAGAAGTTGTTGTTTCTGAGATGGTTTAATTGACCCATAAACGGGTGCGACTACTGCCATAATAAATTTTTTTAATTGTTAAATTTTTTTGTTTTAATTCTAAGTTTCGAAGAATCATAACCACTAATAGCTTTGACTTTTAATCCATTAACATAAACATCACCAGCAGCTGCTTGTCTTTTTTCAGTGCTAGGGTTTTTTGAATTAGTAACAACTTCTTTTACTGCGTCAGCTTTACCTTGCTCGTAAAAGTGAGATGCTATTTTGTCGATGTTATCAGCAGCATACATAGCCTTATGATAACCTTTCGCGTCTACAACTTCACCTTTATCATTTAAGAACTTCTTAATTAGGTTGTTGATGTTTGATTGGTTCTCAGCTACTTTTTCAACATTTTGAATGCCATACCTAAATTTCTTTTCTCCTACATTGATGTCAAAACCTTTGAAATCATCAGAAAAAAGCCTTTTAGTTTCAGCTTTAAATTTCTCGTGTTGCTCAGCAGCTATGCTTTGCTCTTCATTGTATCGGTTAAAAAAGTCAAGTGCTTTCTTTTGCTCTTGGGTAACACCAGGTCTCAACTTGATTTCCTCGTAATATTTACCCTTAAGATCTTCAAGATAGTTCTTAGCTTTTGCAACTTCTTCTTTATAAGCGAGTTTTCTTTTTCTTACATCTCGCTCTTCATCAAGTTCCTCATCATAGCTGAAGTTATCTTCCATTAGGAATTCTATTTCTTCAGCATCTAGATGTGGTCTTGTTTTTTTATAGTATTCTTTAAGTAATGCAGTATTGTCTACATTTGTGTAATCAGCATTTAATCTAACGTAGTCTTCAACTGTTCCACCAGTTTCTTCCATAAAAGAAACTAATTTTTCAATGTTTTCAGGCAATTGTTTACCTGTTTCTTGGCTTTGTTGAACAGCTTGCTCTACTTGTTCTGTTAGATCTTTAACTTCTTCTTCTTCGTCTGTTATTTCTTGAATAACTACTGGTTCTTGTTCAATAGTCTCTGTGGCAACGACTGTGGGTTGTTCGTTTTGCTCAACCACTTCTTGCAATTCCACTTCGGGTTGTTCTGCGCGTAACACGCTTTCATCTGTGACTTGCTCTTGAACGGCATCCTCTTCTTTTTTAGGTGTTAGATCAACTTTAATGACATCTTTATTGTCATTTAGTTTTTTCATAGCGGGTTTTTTCTTTTTTAATTTAAAATCCCCTTCTTGTTTTACAATTTCTGACATGATATGATAATATATAATTAATTAATAGAATTTACCTAGGAGCAAACTGCTCTAGGTTGAATCCACCAAGAGTGTCGTTCCCTTGAGATTCAAAATCTTTAGGTAATAAATCATTTTGTCTTTGATCTATTAACTCAGATTGTTGTGTAGCTTGTATTTTTGTTCTTTTATCTTTGCGATCTTCAACTTCAGCAATTTTACCAGCTTCTGCATTAGCTTTTATTTGCGCTAATTGCATTTGATAATTAAATTCCTCAGCCATTAGCTCTCTTTTTATTTGAGCTTCTGTCTGCATTCTTTGTATTTCAAACTGAGATTTAGCTTGTTCTATACTAACTTTCTCTTGAGTAAGAGCTTGTTGTTTTTGAACTTCAGCCATAGCAGCTCTTTCATTTGCTTCAGAGTTTGCCTGCGCTTGCGCTTGTATATTAGCTAACTGCGCTTGCTCTACAGCTTCTTGTTTTTTCTTCTGTCTAAACTTAAGAAGTTGATTAGCTAATTTTAAATTAGAAATATCTCTAATATCTATAGCGTCTTCTAAACCAATCATACCAGCTTGTAAAGCTATTTGTATGTTTTGCTCAAGTTGTGATTTTTCTTCTTCTTCTGGTTCTAATTCTAAGAATATACCAAAATCGTGAAGATTTAAGTACTCTATTTCCTCTAACACAGAAGTATTAAAAGTATTTATACTATTTACCAAAGACATTTTAGTTAAAGGGAAGTTAAGCACGTCTGAAACCCTCATACTGACATTCTCGCATGTTCTAACGGTTAAATAGAACATAGACTGTAATATGTGTCTAGTAGCAACATTAGATTGATTAGCGGCCATCTTTTGCAATCCTAATAAAGCGTCTTTGTCTGGGTTGCTACCATCTCTTGCTTCGTTTAATCCAGTTACATCCCTTATCATTTGTAGATAATAGTTGTAAGTGTTTATCAATGAAGCTATTTTACCTTGACCAGATGATGAAGATAATTCTTGAACTGGTACTTTACCTCTATTTAATTCACCATCTTGAGTAAGTGATCTACCAACTACACTACCCGTTTGGAAATACATATTTAATGCTTCCGCTGGGTTGTAGTTTGTTCCATTACCTAAATCAACTTCCGCTAAACCATCCATATCCAAGAATACACCATCTGGTACTATTCTTGACATTACTTGTTGTAGCTTTAAGTGAGTTAATTGAATCATATCAGCAAAACCAGTTATTTTGCTAACTACAGACTCAATTCTTCCTTTGTACATTCTTGGAGCAGCTATAGTGTAATTCATAACTACTTTAGTGGTATCAGCATAAGGTCTTGTCATATTCTCAGCTAATTTCCACTCTAACATAGTATTATTACCTAATACTTTAGCACCAGAGTATAAAACCTCTATTGTTCTTGATACTCTTTCAAAGTTATCATTTTCAGGAGGATTAAAACTATCATCTTTTTCAATAGCTTTTTCTAACCCATTCTCAGTTTGTTTTATTTTAAATACTTGATTGTTATAGGTCTTGTATTCAAAGTATAAAACTTGCACAGTATTTTCATCATAATTTGCCCAACCAGTTATATATTGGTTGTTGCCAGGCATGTTTTGAATATCTTTTAACTCTTCTTCAGATATATAAGGGAATTGTTTCTTTAATTCAGGTATAGTTATCGATTTAACTTCACCAACATAATATATATCTTCAAAGTTAGGATCTTCTGTATAAGAATAAACTAAATAAGCTGGATCTACGTAGTCAACTACAATACCATTTGAAACATTAAAGCTTGTTTTAACACAAGATATACCTAATATCGTTAAATCTTGAGCTACTCTTTTTCTAGTTTCGTCGTACTTGTTTTGATTTAAAACAGTCTTTATTACTTCTTCTTCAGCTATCTCTATGCTCTGCTTATAGCTTAATTGCATAAAAAGATCTAACTCTTCTTTGTTATCTGGTAGTTTGTCTGGTTCAGCAGAAGCATATAAATTCTGTCCAAACTCTGCATTTATTTGATCTATGTATGCTTTGTTTTCAATATCTCTTAAAGCGTTAAACGCGTAATTAGTTCTTTGCTTTAATGCGAAAGGATCTGTAGCCATTGCTTTGACTTGATAACCTTTCTGCGTCATACCGTTAACAACTATATCTACAAACTTAGATATAACAGGTACTGGTTTCCAATCTAAATTAAGATAAGACAAGTCACCATTAATAGCCAACTCATCTTTATATTTTTGTATAGACTGCTCACCTCTAGCGTATAATCTTAACTGATGAAAGTTATTATAATTTGTTTGATACCTGTTAGCATTAGTTCTTCCTTGATCAAACCATTCTTGTTCAATGGCTCTTGCCACTTGAATACCATACTCTAACGATGCTTTTTCCACATCGCTAACCACTTGGCTTGGAAAAGAACTATTGGTATTTGTGTATATATTCATTTACGTTATAATTTTTGAGGTACTACCATCATTATTGTATCTTTTTATACCTAGATTAACAGGTTGTCTTTCTATTCTGTTTATAGGTACATACCTATGTTTATTGCAAGCCATTAAAGCTAAACCTGAACTAATAGACGCATCGTGACTTGTTCTATTGTTTATATTAAATCTAGCCCAATCTTCTAGTGTTCTTTGGAAATACATATCTCCGTAACCAGTATCAGACAACCCAATATGAGATTCAACATAGGTTTCAATAGCAGCAGCGTGTGCTTGTTTTATATCTTCACTAGAGTTAGGTATTCCACCTATCTCTCTTTCTGTTACAGATAATTTATTCCAAATCTTATCTGGTCTATTCATTGAAAAACCTCTATAACCTCTTCTTTTAAAGTGATATAAAAGTCTAGGCTTGTTGTTTTCAGCTAGTATTGGCATACCATAAAAAATACAAGCCATTAAAACTTCTTCAAAAAATATCTCAGCAGTTTGTGGTCTTGCTATATATTCTAAGAAAAAATGATTCGGTGGAACATCTTCCATAGAAAATTTAGTTAAACCGTGTAGAGATCCATTTGAACCTCTTTGATCAACAGTACCTGATATATCGTAACTATCGCATCCAAATGCACCAAGCTGTTCATTTCCTGGCCATTTAGCACCATTCTTTATTATCACTTGGTTTTGAAGATGTTTAGGTGGTACCCATGTTATTTTAAACCTTCCATCTTTATGCGGATTGAATACTACTCTAGTATCTGGCATACCGTTTTCCCATGCAAAACTACCTGTTGTTACTACAGAGGTATTCCTAAGATCTTCATTGTAATCTATTTGTTGGTATATTTTTGTAAGGTTAAACAGTGATTGCTTAGCCTCATCTCTAAATGCATGTTGTTCAGTTCTTGGAAACTGACGATACATTTCGTTTAAACCATCTTGGTCATTCTTTAAACCATCAACTTCATTTTGCCAGTGTTCTATAACACCGTATTCAACTAACGATCCATCCGCTGCTTTAACGGGTTTCTCTGGAGTGTCGAAGACAGGTATTCCATAAGTATCAATGAATCCTTCGTAGTTCCATTCCATAGGTATGAACAAAGAATATAATCCTGAACTAGTCTGTCCGTTGCGGTTTCTCTTGGTAACGTCTGAGTCATAATAAAGTTTTTTAAAGTTTTCACCTCCTTTATCTAAAGCGTTTGATGTTGATCCCATCATACACTTACCAATAATTCTACTACCAAGTCTTAGAGTTGTTTTTGTAACCCTCCAGTTATTTAATATATTATCAGGTCTCTCCCATTTACCTGATTCATCATGTACTAAAAGCTTGAGCTTTTCACCGTCGTACGAGTTATCACCGGTGTTTTTCCAGTCGATGGTCGTATCAAGTCCCTGTAATTCGTTTTTGGCAATGGATACCTTATCGACGGACTTTCTGGTGATTTTGGACGCGGGTACACGGTAGGCGAGCTCGGTCTTCGGCCTGTCCATTCCGTCCTGAATTGGTTTGAAGAAGAAAGGATAGTTGATTGATATAGGTACCACCTTATCTGTAAACATCTTCTTAGCATCTGCTCCTGATTTCGATAAGATCCCGAATCTCGCATCAGAAGATATTGTTGCCATATGAACTGCTGCTCCGCTGGCCATGAAGCTAAAACCGGACCTCCTATTCTTAAGGTAGCACATTCCGAAACATCTGCTATCTGCCATGCAAGCTTCCCAGAAGATAAAGAATAATCTATTTGCTTCCCTAAAGTCTGGTTGCCCAACATCAATCTTGGTCCACTGCAAGTACATGTAATGAGTGCCAGTGATATAAGTAGGAACACCTTTGTTATAAAACGAAAAACCTTTTTCCCTGTACTCAAACTCTTGATCAATATATTCATACCATTTGTTTTTAAAGTGATCAGGATAAGTGTCCCATTCAAAAATTGTTTTAATCTTTGATAACTCTGTTGGAATTTTATGAGACTCCCAATACTGATCTAATTTATTTTCAGATCTTGAATAAGCTTTATCTATGTAAGGTAAAGCTATTTTTAATCCTTGTATTTCATATATTTCTCCAATCTTTCCAGTCTTGCTTATAACAACAACATCGTGTTCTTTGTTATAACCATATTCCCATTTTTTATATCTATTTTGGGTTTTTATGGTTTTAGACTTAACGTGATCAGGCAGTACTTTGTATAGTGTTTGCTCGTACATTACTTAGATCTACCTTCAGCGAAACCTCTGAAATTTTTTTGTGGTGAATCAGCAGATTCATCATTTAACAATTGTTCTTCTTGTTCAATACGTGAAAGTATTTCAAAAGCATCGAATATTGCTAATTTCTTTGTAGCAGCAGCGTTTTTTAATCTATCAGCTGATATATCATCATCTGAATCAACTATTTTTTCTCTAGCTACTTTTATTAATTCCTCAACTGCTTTTTGCCCAGCTAGGATTATATTCTTCTTCGTTTCCTTGGTATTCATATTTAATTACAATATCATTAGATTTCATACAGTATAATCTTTCCTCATCAACAACGAATTCAAATTCTCCGCCAGGAGTATAACCTACAAGGTCCCCAGGATTGATTTCTAGCGCTTGTAAGGAACTATTACCGTATTTAAGTATACCAATAAGCTTTTGCTCTTTTTCAAGAGAGAAGCTATCTTTATTTTTAATTGGAATAATAAAACATCTATCATTAAACGTTTTCCATTTTTTAGGTTTTCCGTATAAATATATTTGATCAGGAGCAACAAAATATAATCCATCAATAAACATTGATCTACTATCTTTTTGATTTCCTTTCATATCATAAAACCTCCTAAACACATTGTGATGTATAACCACAATATCACCAACACTAATGCCTGTGTTATAGGCTAAAGGAGTTGCTATTACTTCAGCGTAATTACTTACAGATTTATAGCTCTCTATTGACGAATTTGTAACAAGTGTTTTATCGCCAACTTTTTTTTCGTTGTCATAGCGCTTGCCGACTGGCTTCACAATGAAGTCGTAAATACTTCTCATTAGTACTCGAGATCATACTCAACAGATATTGCCATGTTAGAATTAAACTTCTTCCATGGCATTACCTCGTTGCTTTTCTTTATGTGAATGTTATAAGAGCTATCTTCTTCGTCGAATAATATATAGGCTATCTCGTGACCACCATAAACAGATTGACCAACAGCATAGTGCATAGCGTCATTCTTGTAGTCAGAACCTATACTTATTTTTCTTATAACAGAAGCCATTACTCTTCTTCTTTAACTATTTCAGTATAAGTACCTGTTTCTATATCAATAGTAATAGCACCATACTCTTTCTCAAGTTCAGCTTTAAAAGCTTCAATTTCCTCGTTTAGTCCAGCTTGTTTATGTAATAAACCATGCTTTTGAACTTCTACAAAACCAATATCTTTTAAAATATTAGTCAGGTCTTTTTGCTGTTCTTGAATTTTAGTTAATTGTTCTTTTGTAATTTCTTGCACTTTTTTCATTTGATTTTATTTGATTTAATTAATTGTTATTTATTTTCTTTTATTGCTGATCCAAAATAATATCCAAATATTGACAAAGCAACACCTTCTACTATTCCTATCAAATGTATGAAAATTTCTTTATTTGACTCTGGTACTTGTGTGGTAACTACGGTGTAAACTAAAAAAGCAAATGCTGATAATCCAACTATGCCAGTAAGATTAAACATCCAGTCTGTTCCGTATTTTCTTAAGTTTACCTCTCTTTTTCTAGCAGAGTCTCTATCTTCTACTTCTAATCTATAAAGTTCTACCAATCTATCATGAGCTTCAGCTTTCTGATCTGCACTTAAGTCTGGGTCTTTATCTATTAATTTTTTAACCACTCCTAAAAGACCTTTATCTGGAAGCACATCACCTACAACATCTATTATAGTAGAACCAGCTCCTAGTAGAAACTTACCTAATCCTGTTTCTTTAAAAGGTTTTTTATCTTTCATTATTTGTATTTAAATTGGGCTTTAATATCAGGGTTTTCTTTTTGAATTTGCTTTGAGTAGTTTTCAAACTGCTGTGGAGTAACTCCTTTAGCTGGTTTGTATGTTGGAATAGCACCACCTTCTTGTAATCTATTAGCACCTCTTTTAACAAATTTAGAAAACTTACCAAGATTAGCGCCTGTTGGTGTGGGTATTTTTTCACCATACTTCTCATTGATAGCGTTAACTAGATTCTCTGTTTGAGATTCAGTTAATTTACCTTTACTTTTTTTAGTGTCATCACCAGGTCCTTCGTTTATTTTACTCAAAGGACTTGAGTATTTCATTTTAAATGGCATATTTATTTAGTTTTAGATTTGTTATAAGCTTCTTTTTCCCAAGGAAGATTTTTAGCACCTTCTTCCATTTGTGCTCTTGAATATTTTTTACCTTTCCAAAAAACTGCACTATCATTATAATCAAGATCACCTCTTTTCATTTGATCAAGATGAACTTTCTCGTGCTTTATAACATCATCTATTTGTTTAGAGTCAGTTATATTTTTGTTTATTAATATACTGCCATTTCTGTCAGCTTTACCTAGGACACCATCACCTAAGTCTACGTTGTAGATAGGTGTGTTATCCATAAAGTAAGGAGGACTATTTAGTTTGAACGCCATTATAAGGGAACATGTTATTTAAAGTTTCTTTTCTTTTTTGGCAACCACAAGGGATATTAAGACCCTCTGATACTTTATCAACAACAGATTTAATACCAGTTGCTGTAGTTATCTTTTCTATAGTGTCACCTAACCCCTTGGATTCCATTACTTAGAACAGTGTTTACTCATCCAAGATCCAGTCATCTTCATAGGAGAACAACTCATTTTAGCTGGAGATCCATACATAGACATTGGACTATCGTCTTTCATTCCTGCTTGAGCGTTTTTTGCATAGTTTTTTCTAGCTGATGCATCAAGTGATTGGTTGCTTGCTTCTTTAACGTTGTAAGCTGTTTTTTTACTAATGTTTGGCATAATTATTTCTTTTTTGAGATTCTTTTTTCTATTCTTGCTGCTCTCTTGTTTAACCTGTCATGTTTAGCTCTTGCTGCTTTACCTTCCATCTGACCTCTAGAACCAGTATTGTAATCAGATTTAACTTTAGCAGCTTTATCTTTTGTTTTAGCTAGTCTAGCTTCTTGCTTTGTTGTTCCAGATTTTCTTGTTTCAGAAACTGGCTTAGCCATTCCAGCTTTTATCTTAGGATTAGTTTCAGCTAGCTTAACACTTTTTTCAGAAGTTTTTAGTTTAACTTCTTTTTTTTGCTCTATTGTTTTTTTAGTAGGTGTTTTTTCTGTAGATATTGGTTTAACAGGTGTAGGTTTTGCCACACTAGTATCTACACCATTCACAAAAGGATTGTTAGCTTTATTACCTGGTTTAGATAAACTAGCTGTAAACTCATTAGATAAGTTTTTAGTAGAAGATTTACTAGCTAACTCAGCTTTAGTGTATATTCCCTTAGATTGTCTTTGAGAAGACGTTTCTATGTTAGCTTTTTGTCCTGTTAAAGCTCTTTTTATAATTCCGTCTTTTGTGTCTCCAATTGCATTTAATGGAGAACCTTTCATTTTAAATGGCATAGTTTTATTTTTTTATTATTAGCATTTCCACTTACGTCTTGCAATGTCGTTTGGACAGTCACCGTTTTTATCTGGATTTTTACATTTTTTAATACCAGCTGATCTAGCACAGTATGATTTTTTTCTACTACCACCTTCTGGTTGAGGTGCTTGTAAGTTTCCACCAGTTTCCCTGTTGTACTTTCTTCTTTCCTCAGCAGACATACCTGCTTTGTATGGTTTGGTCCTTAAAAAAGGAGATTTACTTTGTACGTATGCCATTATATTAGTTTGTATTTTGATTTGCCATTTAATTTGTAAGCCTTCATAATTCTTCTTCTATTTTCATCAGAAGAAACATAACTAACATGCACCCAGTCAGGATTATTATCGTTTCCAAATTCCCAAATTAATTGATCGAAATCTAAGTTGTTTTTTATATACTCAAACATTTCTGCATTAGTCTTGTGACCAAAGGTATCGTCAATATCAATCGCTCTACCCTCGCAATGCTGAGATCTATTGCTTCCGCCTATAGCTGAATTTAATTCTTTACATCTGTAAAATGAATTAATTTTAATAGGTCCATTAACCCATTCTCTAAGCGGTTCAAAAACAAGTTCAGCAATTATCTGCATGTTAACCAAGTGATATGGTTCAGGCGTGTTGTCTATATCAAGTCTTAGTGCAGTTCTTGAATAAACACCTTCTTTGTCAGATACATGCTTACTAATCATTTTATTTCTTCTTATACAAGTGATACCACTTATTAACAGTATACCCTATAGTAACTACTAATAACATGATCTTCAATACAGGCTCGATGCTCGTCATAGAAACTAATAAAGATATTGCGTTTATTGCATAAAGCTTAATATCAGCCCCTGCCATTTCCCTTAGCATAAGTCTTAGACGTAATAGGTCCTTCTGAATAAGGTACATCTGACATATTAACCTTCATACCATTTTTTCCACTGCTAGAGCCTTTACCCATTGGAAAACCAGTAGTATCTAACGGCCCATCCCACAAAGCATTAGCTCCAGTAGTGCCGTGAGCTTCTATTTTACTTACAGCTGGTGTTGTAGTTTTTTTCATAATATTTTTTATTAGTTTAATCATTATTCTTTGTAACCTTCTACTCTTGCCTTTATAACATCTGCTCTAGTGATTTTACCATCACCAGTTTGATCTTTCATAAACATAGGAGTTCTATTACCCATAGACATTTGTCTTTGCTCTACATCACCGTAAAGACCTTGAGCAGCAGTTTGAGTCATATCATTAAAAACAGGTTTAGCCATACCAAGTGTGTTACTAGGTGCTGGTGGAACAGCAGTTTGCTGAACTGGCATACCAGTCATAGGATCTAATACCTCTTGTTGTTGAGCAGGATTTAATGTACTAAATATACCACCTCTTGTGTTGTTCATATTATCTATTTTTATCTTTATTTACATTATCAATTGCAGTCTTTAGAACAGTATCCATGTAAGTTTTACCTTGCATTATTTTGTTTCTTCTATGACTTGTAGGTATATCTTCTTCACCAAGCATAATACGATACATTCTACTTATAAGTTGTTTGCACTTAAATGAAACTTTATATATATGATATTTTTGAGTGGTGTGGTTTCTTTCTCTCCAAACCGTAATCCACCCTTCTTTCAATAATCTGTTCCAGCGCGTGTTATCCCAACTATAAGCATACGTACCGATTTTATAATCTTGTTTGGTAAAAAAACCCATACAATCAAAGTAGATCAGTAACTCTAAATCCGCATCAGTTAAGTCGTTGTTTCTACAAGCCCATTGTCTTATTATCCGATAATGTTTTAACAAGTTCAATTCTTTAATATCACTTGCTTCTAGCCTTTTCATAGAACAACAACTACATCCTGAATTTTTATAATATGGTAAATATCTTTATCTACCTCTATTTTATGTCCAGCATGACGATCATAATAAATTTGATCACCTTCTTTTATTCCAGCTGTTTCATCACCAACAGAAACAACAGTAGCCATAATATACCTAATGTCTTCTCTTTGGTTTTCAGCAAGAAGTAAACCACCTTTTGTTTCAGTGGTACCTTCTTTTACTTTTTCTATTATTAAGTTTCTACCTATTGCCTTCATTAATCCTTAAGTTATTAATTACACAATCCGTAGATAAAATAGTTGTAGCAACTGAAGCAGCGTTTCTAAGTGCACTTTTAGTAACTAGTAGTGGATCAATAATCCCGTGTTTGATCATATTAACCTTTTTACCAGTTATCACATTTAAACCCATTCCTTTGCCTCTTTTAGATTCTTGGTATTCTATACTTGCATTTTCTAAAATGGTCTTAAATGGCGCCTTAATAGCCTCTAGCAGCGCTTCTTCACCTATTGTATTAGCTTTAACTGTTTCCGATGCGTTTAACAGGGCAATTCCACCACCAGGTACAATACCTTCTTTGATTGCGGCTTTAGTTGCGCAGATAGCATCTTCAACTCTATCTTTCTTTTCTTTTAATTCTATTTCTGAATTAGCACCTACTTTTACTATAGCTATTTTAGCTGCTAGTCTTGCTAATCTTTTTTCAAGCTTTACTATTTCGTAAGGCTCTTTAGTTGTAACAAGTTTTTCTTTAATACCTTTTATAGTATTTTGAACCTCTTCTGAAACTTCTCCAACTTGTAATATTGTTTCTTCGTCTGTAGTTACACTTTTTATACAATTACCTAGGTATTGAGGATTAATTAAATCTAAATCATCTCCTAAGTCTTCGTTTATAATAGTAGCACCAGTTAGCATTGCAAGATCATCTAATGTTTCTTTTTTAGCTACACCGTATGTTGGCGCATTGATAACATTAATCTTTAAATTACCTTTGACTTTATTCATTGCTAAAGTTGCAAGTACTGGTTGGTCTACGTCCGCGATTACAAGTAAAGACTTATTACCTTTTATAACAAACTCTAGCACGCTTTGAATTTGTCTTATATTATCAATTGGTGATTCAACTAATAATACATAAGGATTTTCTAATTCAGCAACTCTTTGGCTTTTGCTTGTAACAAAATGTGAGTTCGTTAGCCCTTTGTTGTATTGTACTCCGTCAACTATTTCTACTGCTGTAGTACCATCTGACGATGTTTCCATCATAACTACACCTGTTTCATCAACAGATCTAAAAGCATCACCAATTAATTTACCAAGTTCTGCATCGTTGTTAGTAGATATAGTAGCTATTTGATCTATCATATCTCCTTGTATATTAACTGAAATTGATTCTAAGTATTTAACTACTTTCTCAACAGCGTTGTCTATACCGATTTTTAAATCTCTTGAGCTAATCTTATCAGCTACATTGTAAGCTTCAGTTAATATAGCGTGTGCTAATACAGTTGCGGTTGTTGTACCGTCCCCCGCTTCACTTACGGTTTTTCTAGCAGCTTCTTTTAAAAGTGTAGCCCCCATATTTTCAACAGGATCTAATAGTATAATACTATCTGCTACTGTTACACCGTCTTTAGTTATGATTGGTCTTCCATTTCCATCTTCTAGCATCACACATTTACCGCTAGCCCCGAGCGTGGAGCTAACGGCTTTTGTGAGTTTTGTAATACCTTCAAATACTTTGTCCTTAGCTTCGTTACCGAAACTTAGGTTCTTGACAATTGCGTCTGACATAATTTAATTTAATTTGATTGAAGTAGTATTTTATTTAAAGGTCTTAACGACTTTAGGTCCATCTAAGAATTCCAGCTTTTTAGCGTAATGCTCTACTGTTGAATCAATAGCAGCTTCAGCGCCAGCAACTGTTTCTCTTCTGGTTACGTCGTTCCAAGTATCTTCTTTTTCTAGATCTTGGTATTCGGTTTGAAAAAAACCGTTTGGTAATTGGGTGATTCTCCAGTTAGTTTTTTCAGCTATATGCCTCCATAACTTTTTGGTTTCATCGGTAATTTGTGGTTCACTACTCCACGAATGAGTGCGGTAAAAAAGTGTCATTGGTTTTGGTTTATTGTTAATAGTTATAAGATTACGTATTTTTTAGTTTTTTTAAGTAATAAAAATAATCTTGATACTGCGTTTTAAGGTTTTATAGGGCGCTCACCATTTGGAAAATCTAGTTGTGCCGGATAATCCCTTAGTTCCTGCCTATAGGTTATATATTTAGAATGGTTTGGATGATCGGTTACCGCAACAATATAGTCTGTTGCTTGTAATTCTAAATCTCTCCATTCTTTTTCAGTGTTTTCAGCCCTATTATTAATTATTGAATTTTTTTTATTTTCTTGAGATTGTTTGTATGTTAGTATCATATGTATTATATTAATTAATTCTTACATAGCTTTGCGCGTCTAAATTTGTTATATCTAATAATCCTACTCCTATTGGAATATCATATTGATCAACTTGTTTTGCGTTATAGTTTAGTATATAATATGAATCTCCAGTTGGTTTAAAAGAAATACCCATAGCGTTTGCTCCAGCTGCTTTAGATTGTTTAAATATAGATGTGGATATATCCCACGGTGTTATTAAATCAAAATCATAAATTAAGTCATTTGCGTCTCCGGTTATAAACATTCTACTTCCATCCGAACTAAAATAAATCCCTCGGAGTGTAGTGTCTAATGAATTAATACTATAACTTTGTAAAAATGAGGCGGTACTTATGTCCCAAGCAGAGGATAAATTATATTGGCCTACTACATCACTGGTTGCATCAACAACGTACATTTTAAGGCCGTCTTCCTTGAAAAATAATCCCATCGGTGCTGTATATGGTAAATTAAGTGATTGTGTAAACACAGAAGTAGAAATATCAAATGCAACTGACAAATCATATTGATTAACATTATTATTCACATCTCCAATTACAAACATTCTATCTCCTTCGGGTTTAAAAAATATTCCTCTAGGAGAAGTGTCTTGTGCCGATATGTCAAACGATTCAATATAGGAAGATGTAGTAATGTCCCAAGGTGTGCCAATATTCCAACTTAAAACAGAATTAGTATCATCACCAGTTGTAAACATTTTAGATCCAGATGAATTAATGTATATACCCCATTGGGCGTTATCTGGACTCCCTACCCTATAAGATTGATTCAATGTAGTGGTGCTTATATTCCAAGCAGTACCTAAATCAAATTCATATATGGTATCATTTGAAGGGCCTGATATATACATTTTAGTTCCATCCGCTTTAAAGGTTAGAGCGGCTGGAGAAGTTTCGTAAGCTGAAATATCTAAATCTCTTACAAAAGATAGGGTGCTTATATTATAAGCAGACATAGAATACTGATATACTTTATTATTAGCATCACCTAACGTATAAAGCTTAGTACCGTCATCACTAATAAATAGTTGGTTTGGCAGGCTGTCTTGCGCTGCTATGCTTTTGATTACAGGAGCAGGACCTGCTAAATACGTAGATGGAGAATATGGTGTGGTAAGTGTAAATTCTACAATCTGATCACTGTTGGTTGACATATAGTACATTTTAGTACCAGCCTCATTTGATGCTATCCCCCTCCCCTCATCTCCATAGCCAGTAAGGTTGCCTGTTTGCGATATATAAGATAATGTTGTTAAATCATAAGGAGTTCCTACGTTATATGATGCAATATATCTACTACTTGAAACGTGAGTATACCATATAGTACCATCATTATTAAACCAATGCCCCGCGTTTGGTGAATTACTAGCCCCATTATTAATAAAACTTGAATAAACAGCGGTTGATATGTCCCAGGCGGTTGAACAATTAAATGTTTGAATTTGGTATGGGTCTAAACCACTTAAAAAGAATTTAGTTCCATCGCTACTAAATTGCATCCATCTAGGCGAACTCTGATATAAATCTGTAGCATATGTGCCAGCTAATGATGAAATATCTATATTATATTTTGATGTTGCAGCATTTGGATAAGACGCAGGGTCTAAAAGCAAGTTACCAGCTTTTAACCACGTTGAATCCGTTTCATCTGTATAAAGTGCAGGTACGTTAGCAAATTGAGATATTCCATTTAATCCAACTGAACTTCCACCACCAGTTGCTAATTCATTTGCTCCTAAATATATTGCCATTTTTTATGTATTAAGTTGTTATGTATATTGTTGATGCTGAATACGAAGGCAGTGCATCATATTCTGCTTGTGTTAATGTAATAGTTTTTACAACTGAATTATCTACGTTGTTGCTAGCTATAGTGTTGTCAGCTATTAATTCGCCTAATACTTTTGTTGTTGCCATTTGTTATTTGTTACTTTTGTTAATGCCATGTTATTTTTTTAAGCCGCTAATGAATGATATTTTATTGTAAAGTCCCATAGTTTTTAAATTATTTTATTTACAGCGACAGCTTTGTGTTGTCTCGTGTAAGAAGGAATAGTTGTAGCTTTACTTACCCAAGTAGCACCATAATCAGTTGAAATTTTTATGTTGCTTCCACTATCTGCTGTTGCAACTACAGAACCTGAAGCGTTACAACCTACTGAAGAATAAAATCCAAACCCACCAACAGTAGATGTTATTGAACTCCAAGTCTCACCATAATTAGAAGATTTAAGTACGTTAGCCCCAATCGCCATATACATATATTGACCACTATAGCTTGAATCTCCAAAACTAAAATAATCATTAAATAAGCTGTTTATGATTCTACCAAAAGAAACTCCATAATTTGTAGATCTATATATCCAACCATAAGATTGAAATATTACATATTGACCTGTACCGCTACATATCATTGTTCCTCTATATGTACTTTGAGGAAGTGTTCCATTTGTAAAAGTAGCTCCATAATCTGTAGACCTTGAATATCGAGTTCCATTAGCATCAATACCGAATTGATATTGACCATTATGGCTCATACATGCCCCAAAATATCCTGTACCATTAGTTATTCTTGTATATCCTGTAGCTGAAGGCCACAAAGATCCCCAATACTGCTGAAAATTGGTAAACAATTTATAGGAACCATCATAACTAATAGCGGATTGACCCCAATTAGTTAAATTATAACCACCTTGAAAACCACCCCAAGATGCTCCATAATCTCCTGTTTGCAATCCATTGTTCCTACCTCCTGAGACACCTGCATTACCAACACCATTAATAGCGAGTCCATATATAAAAGTATCCGAATCACCTGCAGTCCAACTATTTCCTCCATCAAGTGAATAAGATGATTGTTGAGGGGTACTATCGCCTGTGGTTGAAACGGCTTGAATAACAGAACCATCTGTTAATGGGGCTGCCCCTGAACCTGTACTTATTAACCTATCACAAAAAGACATAATTTATATTTTAAAGATTAATGTCAAACAATACTACATCTTTCTTGCTTTTTAAAGCATTTATTTCTGCTTCTATTGAATCACTTTGTGTTCTTAACGCTGCTCTTTCATCTTTAATAGATTGTGGCGTAGGTTCTCCGCTATCTGCTTCACGAATAATGTACCAATCTGTTGCAGATAATTCACTACCTACCATAGATTTTAATTGACTTACTTTTTGCTCTTTTAATTCAGCTAAAGTTTCCTTGATAGGTTTTTCAATTACATCGTAAGTATATACATCGCCGACAAGTTTAATTTCAGAAAGCTCCTCAGTTAAATAATTATACTCAGGAGTGATAACATCTTTAAATCCTATTTCTTTAGCTTTTTCGTCAGTTAAAATTAAATATAAGTTATCCCCATATTTAAAGTTTTTAGGATATTTAGAAAAAATCTTTATTTCTCCGTTTATTTCTATTGCTTTCATATTCTATGGGGTTAAACTAGATATTGTTAAATAAAAAGTATTAGTATCTACACATAAAACCTGTATAAAATTCAAGTCTACATTAGGGTCTATTTCGCCATTTAATATAACTATTGTTTTACCTGTTGCATTAAAACTTAACCCAAACGTAGAGGCGACTGTGCAGGATATACTTTTAACATCACCTATATTATAATTCGTAAAAGTTAATGTATAGAAATTACCTTGATCTGCTAATAAAGTAAACGAAGTGCCTAAAGAAAAGTCTATATCTAGTGATGAATTAGCACTATTTAATACAACTATATCGGTAAACTCAGCTCCAAGTTTTGATTGCGTAATAGTAGCGTCTTGTAACTTACCACTACTTACAGCTAAATCTTGCAGTTTTAAAGTACTAACCGCAGCATCTTGTAATTTACTAGTGCTCACGGCTAAATCTTGTAGTTTTGAAGTGCTAACTGCGGTGTCTTGTAAAGTATCGTTTGATATTCTTGTTAGTGCCATATATTAAGGTTTTACTGGTCTAGTACCATTAGGAAAATCTGATTGTGAAGGGTAATCTCTTAACTCTTGTCTGTATGTCATATAAGCAGCGTGCTTTGGATGATCAGTTAATGGAACAATGAAATCACTTGCTTTAAGCTCCATATATCTCCACTCTTTTTCTTCAGCAGTTTTTTCTTCTAAAGTTTTTACAGGTGCAGCAAACATACCATTAGCATAGCTAAATCCTATTGCAACTTGTTGCCCTGTTACATTAACTGTTTCTTCTTGTAAAGTTGCAGCAAACTCATCTGAGGCTACTATTACATTATCTACTTTACCTTCTTTTATTATAGCTATTAAGTTTTCCATTTTTATTCGTACCATTTAATTAAACAATAACCTGAGCCTGAAGTTGTGCCTCCACTACTTGCCCCTTGGCCAGAATTATTTTTGCCCCCATATACGCCAGCAAAAGAAAATGCGTTAGTTCCGCCACCCGCTCCGTAACCAAAAACACCATTTCCAGCGGCAGCCGCATAGCTGTTATCACCATAGCCCCCCCAGCTTGAGCTTGCTATGTTGTTTTGAGTTCTATTAGAACTTCCGCCAGAGGCAATTAAGTCAATACCCCCAGCTCCAAAAGAAGCAGCAAATTCACTACTACCTCCACTACCTGCGGCTGTTGCCCCGCTCCCAATAACTACTGTAACCCCATTATTTTGGGCTATAGTTAAATACATTTGTTCAATTAACACTTCGCCACCACAGCCACCATAGTATTGGCTAGAGCTTTTACCTCCCCCGCCAACTAAAAGTACCTCTATATATCCACCAGCATCAATTAATGCTTGAGATGGCGTAAAAAATCCCGTTTCTTTAAACTCTTGAAACTTAGGAGTTAAACCTCCACCGCCTCCCGATGGAAAAAAATCTGTTAAATTACTCATATCTTTTTGTTATTTTATAATCCTATTATTACCCAACCTTTTGTTGCTCCAGAGTAAATTAACTCAAAAGATGCAGAAGGCGTATCTAAAGTTAAATCTGACGCAACACCCATTATTAAACTACCATTAGCCCCTAATATACAAGTGGCAACACCCGATAAGTTACTTATTTTAATTGAATCACCATTTGTGGGTAATGCAGGTAGTGCCAAAGTTAGATCAGCCGTTAGCACATAAACTGTATTTTTTACAGCAGTAGTACTAGCGGAAATAACTTGAGCATCGTAATTAGTAGAAACTGCTCCTGTTTGACCATTTACTGAATCTACAGGTATATCTATAATTACAGCTCCTGTTTGACCATTAACAGAAGTTACAGGATCTAACACAGAAAGGTTAGATATAATCATCACCTCTATTTCGTCGCCACTTGCTGGAGCTTCAGAAAAAGATAGTGTTGTACCTACAATACTAAAACCATCTTTATTTTGATATGCACCACTTACATATACGTCAACAAAATTAATACTTGATGGGGCAACTGATAACGTGTAATCTGTTTGACTACCAGTTCCAGTAAAATCATTCCTTGTAATTGTATTTGAACCAGGAGTTATATTTGAAACAACTACCGACATAACCTCTATTGAAGCCGTATCAGGAGGAGCCGTAGTAAACGTAAGTGTACTATCAGTTATTGAGTATGTTTCTTTTTCTTGGTATACACCTGCAATATAAACACTTGTAAATAACGTAGAGAATGGTGTTACAGAAAGTGCAAAAGCTTGTGTTGTACCATCACCTACAAAATCATCTTTAGCAATTGAACTCGAAGATGACGCAGCAATAGTTACATTGTTACTACCGTCATCAGTAATAGTAACTCCAGAACCAGCAACTAGCTTAACTGTATCAGTTGTACCAGTAGAAGGTATTAAGTTTAAATCTACATCACTTCCAGATTGTGCACTAGAATAATCATATGTTGTACCAGCAACTGTCACCCATTGGTTATCACCGCGTAAGAACGTAGTTGAATCTGCAGTCCCAGAAGCCGATAGATCAGCAGTAATGGTTGCTGCACCGGATTGTGTAGTATTAGGCGTTAGCGTTATAAAAGTGCCATTAGAAGCTGTGAATGAAGTTACGCCGCCTGGATCACCATTTGACGCCAAAGTAATCCTACCTTGTTGGTCAACTGTTATATTTGCATTTGTATAGGTGCCAGGTGTTACAGCAGTATTTGATAAATCAAATGTTCCAGTTGTAGTTATAGTGCCACCATCTAAACCTGTGCCAGCAGTTATGCTTGTTACAGCGGTAGACCAAGTGTCATCACCTCTTAAAAAATTAGTAGATCCTGGTGTGCCTGTGGCATTTAATGAAGAAGTTATAGTAACTGCCCCAGTTGTTACATCTGTAGAAGTATTTATAAAAGTACTATTAGCACCTGTAACTGAATTAGCTATATTTGTATTTTTCCAATAACTATTAGTAGTATCCCAAGTTATGGTTTGGTTGTTTTGTACGTTAGTTATAAGTACATCGTGTAATTCGCTTAATTCTGGACCATTTTGTATTTTAACAAATATAGATCCGTTGTTTTGTTGTATTCTAACAGCATAGCCTAAAAATACAGCGTGGGCTGGAGTAGGAGGTATAGTATTTTGAATACCACCTGGAACCGTTGGCGATAACCATAATGTATCACCATTATTCCATAAATCAGTATCAATACCTTCAATTAAACCCTCTAGTGTTACTGGTCCAATTGAATTATCAGGTATTGCAACTGATGTTATACCAAATGTCTTAGATGAATGCTCATCGTTATCAGCTAATGCTAAAACAACATTTACGTGATCACTAGCACCAGAGCCTCCAACAATATATACTGCAGAACCAGCTGGTATTTCAGTACCTGTTTGGTTTCTTACATCATAAACTAAGTTACTAACCGATTGTGCTTGTGCAACATTTACAGTAACATCGTTTCCAACAGCTGTAGCGGTAACACCTGTGCCAGTAAAGTTAAATGAAGCAACGCTTGGCGTAACCTGCACACCTTCTTCAGATACTGGTATTGGATTTCCAGATGCACTTACTATAGGATTTTTAGGGTCTGTATTATCTACGGTAACATTTGTGCCAGCAACTACGCTGTCTACTCCAGTAGCATCTGTAGTGTCTATATTAAAATTAGGATAATTTCCAGTTATTGTAGCACCTCCAGAACCCGTAATCACAACAGTTTTATCATAAAGGTTTGTAGTACCTTCAGCTATATCATCAGTATCCAATACAACTGCTCCAACCTGTGTATTAACGGAAGTAACTAATTGAGCTGGTGCATCTGCGGCAGCTATAGTGAAGCTAGGGTACGTACCTGTTATAGTTATATTATTACCTTGATTTAAAACAACTGTTTGATCAGGGTCTGTATTATTTACTATAGGATTAGCTGGATCTGTATTATCTATACTTATACTTGTCCCAGCAATTATGCTATCCACCCCGGTAGCATCAGTAGTATCTATATTAAAACTAGGATATGTACCTGTTACTGTTGCTCCACCTGTTCCCGTAATTACAACAGTTTGGTCTGGAGCAGTGTTTGTTACAATAGGATTTTCAGGATCAGTGTTGTCCACTGTTATTCCACTTCCAGCGACTATAGACTGCACAATATTAGAAGGTATAATATCACCTACTTTTAAGTTTACAAATCCATTGGCAACAGTAAAATTGTCCGCGTCAAAACCAGCTAAACCTCTTACAGCTGTGGCATCAGTACCAGCTGTAGCTAAATCAATATTACTTTGAACCGTAGTCCAATCAGTTAAAGCCCCTGTACCAGCAGCTAAATCTGTTTCGGCAATTAAAACATCACCTATTCTAACCGTTTCACCATAAAACGTTCCGTCCACTGTAACCGTATATGTCCAACCTTGAGTAACAGCTATCTGAGTGCCTCTGCTGTCAAGAACTGGCGTATTTGTAGAAGCATCATACGCTCCTTGATATATTAATCCACCAACAACTGAACTATCAACATAGTTTTTTACAGCAGCCGAAGTAGGAACCGTAATATCGTTATCGTTATTTACTATACCTTCAGCCTCTGTAACTACTAGTGCGCTGTTTAACTTTTCTATAGTTACGGCACCGTCTTTTATAAGTCCTTTAGATACTTTAGTTGTAGCCATTTATTTTTTGTTAGTTATATATTATTATTACTTGGTTTAATGGGTTTTTAATTAGGTATATGCTATTATATTTTTTATTATAAGCGTATTTGAACCGCTTTGACCCATTAAAAACGTTCTATCCTTACAAGAAAATATTGAATATTTTGAAAAATCAGTATATGAGCTAGCTGGCTGCGTTGCTAAATTAGTGTCTGGCAACAATGTTTCCGTAGATGAACTCACTACATCAATTTTATATGCTAAAGATCTAGAGCCGTTACCGGGGTTTTTTGTAAGAAACCATAATCTTCCATATTTATTCATTTCAAATGGCTGCTGTAAATTAGTAGAACCATCATAAAGCAACCACGTTGAACCAAGATCATCCGAATAAAGCAATTGAGTACCGAAGCCTGGATCACTACTTAAAAGAAAAACCCTGCCGTCTTGATCTATTTGAACTTCAATTGGATTTGGACGAATTGTTAATTTACTCCAATTCAAACCATTATCTGTAGATCTATATAAACCATTTCTATTATCAGCACAAAAAACTGTTTTTGCGTAACCAGCAAAAGATTTTGCCTGCGTATATTGTGAACTTGTAGGTGTAAAATCAAAATTTGCAACTTTTACAAAAGTAATTAAATCTTCAGATCTATATACACCCAATAAATCTTTTATATAAAGAACTCCATTGTGAAAAAATGCTGAACCTCTTTGCGACCCAGGTAAAGATGCTGTCTGCGGAGTAACAGTAACTGTCGCTCCTGATATGGTTACTTCCCACCATTCATTATTTATAGATCCTATAACAAAAAATTTACTAGAAACAGAATCATAAGTAACACATCTAGCATCTACGCTAGTCATCTCTGCATTATTAACAAAAGTATCGCCAGTATCTACAGAAATAAATGTATTTCCGCCGTCTGAAACAATAATTCCATCTTTATTATCCGTTGCTGTTGTAACGTATTTAGCTATGTTGCCATTTGGAATAGTAGCAACAGTTGAAGAAACAACCGAAGGAGTTGTATCGGCAAATTTAGCGCTTACCATCGCTACAGCGTTGCAGCTTGATTCGCTAAAAACTTTTACAAATTTTGTATTTATATTTGCATCCACTTCAAATCCTATTGTTAATAAATTAGTAGTGACACCAGTTGCAAGAGCTGTAGCAAAATTATCAGAATCTTGATAAATTGAAAAAGGGCCTGAGTCTATTCCAGAAGCTTTTAAAGTTACATTTATTGTCATTATTTATTTTATTTTTTTATTTATTAATTAACTATAGCATCACATTCTACATAACATTCTCCTGGTATTGGAAGAGTAGCTACCGCATCACATTCTACATAACATTCGCCAGGAATTGGAAGCGTTGCCACGGCATCGCATTCTACATAACATTCCGATTGTATTGGAGCAGCTTCTGGCCAAACAAAATTGCTTCCAAAGTATATTTTATTTATACTAGTAGATCCTAATTTTATTTTTCCAAAAGCAAATGAGTTTGATCCTTGTTTAAAATTCATTATCCTACTATTATGTAAATTGCACTTTCGTCTGGGGTAAGCGCATCATATTCTGCTTGTGTTAAAGATATAATATCAGTAACTTTATTTACACTAGGGTAAACATCATTTGCGTTTGTTATAAAGTCAGCTGTATTAACAACTGGTGTAGCTACGTTGAAACTTGGATAAGTGCCTGTAACAGTTGCGGCACCGGAGCCGGTTAAAACAACCGTTTGATCTGGAGCAGTATTTGTAATTATTGGATTTGCAGGGTCTGTATTATCAATACTTATAGAAGTACCAGCAACAACAGAATCAAGACCAGCACCACTAGTTGATGATGATACTGTAAAGTTTGGGTATGATCCTGTTACGGTTGTTCCACCACCTCCTGTTATAGTAACTAATTGATCTGGTGCAGTATTTGAAAATTGCTGTCCAACTAACAATAAACCAGATCCAGCAGTATACTGCGTGTTGGTATCAGTTGATGTGATACTAAAGTTAGGATATGTACCAGTAACAGTGGTTGCACCGCCACCTGTTATTGCAACTGTCTTATCATATAAATTTGTAACCCCTTCTGAAATATTATCTGAATCTAAAACAACAACGCCTATCTGCCCATTTACAGAATCAACTATTGCTGGATCCGATGTGTTTGTTATAGTAAAACTAGGATATGTACCTGTTATTTGTATTCCAGTAGAAGCTGTTAATGAAACAACTTGATCTGGAGCGGTGTTGTTTATTACTATATCATTTGGATTTGTAACATCTAAGCTTATAGATGTACCGGCAGATATACTAGGAGAACTAACATTAAAATTAGGGTATGTCCCAGTTACCGTGGAGGCATTACTACCAGTTATAACCACCGTTTGATCAGGTGCTGTATTTGAGAATTCTGTTCCAACTAAAGAAAGACCAGATCCCGCAGTATATGTTGTGTTTGTAGAATCTACATTGAAGCTTGGATAAGTGCCAGATATTACTGTAGAACCGCTTCCAGTTAATGTTACCGTTTGATCCGGCAAAGAGTTTGCTATTGTAAAGTTGGGATATGTGCCACTTGTAGTTATACCCGTTCCTTCAGTTAATGTAACGGTTTGATCAGGGGCAGTGTTTGATATAATAGTCCCAACTACACTAATATCAGTACCAGCCGTATATGTAGTGTCTACAGAAGATATATTAAATACAGGATATGTACCTGTAACTGTAGTTGCACCACTAGCATTTAATACCACTGTTTTATCTGGAAATGTATTTGTTACTGTTATATCTCCTGTATTACCAGTTAAAGAAATACCAGTGCCAGCAGAAAGTGAATCAACACCACTGCCTCCGCCACCACCATTAGCGGCACCTAAATTAAATGTAACTATTTCTATAGTATCTCCCGCATCTGCTGCAGTAGACAAAGTTACTGTATTTCCGCTTAACGTATAAGTAGAATCTTCTTGATATACACCACTTATAAATACTTCTATATAAGTAGAAGAGACTGGTATTTGAGATAAAACATAATCTACCTGTATTCCATTACTAATAAAAGAATCTTTAGTCATTACACCGTTTTCTCCTGGTGTAACATCAATAGTAAAGTCAGGATATGATCCAGTAACGTTAACAGCACCTGTGCCTAATAATGAAACAACTTGATCTGGAAGAGTGTTAGATATTATGTCATTATTTATACCTATACCATTACCAGCAGTGTATATAGTGTCTAAAGCATTAATAGTTACACTACCTAAACCTGAAACTGGAGATATAGAAATATTATTACCAGCTATAATATCTGTAACACCACCCTGTGATGTAGAATTTATAGTAACAGTTCCCGTTCCATCAACAGGTGTAACCGATATATCTGTCCCGCCTATTATTTTAATAACTCCTGTGTTACTGATTATAGGATCAGCAGGGTTTGAATTATCAACCGCAATTCCTGTTCCAGCATTTACAGAAGTAATAGTTCCACCACCAGCAGGTACAGCCCATGTATTATCTCCTCTCAAAAAGCTTGAAGAACTAGGTGCTCCAGTTGCTGAAAGAGCGGCCGTAATAATAACATTGCCATTAGAAGCAACTGTAGGGCCAACATTTATAAATGTAGAACTAGCTGCGGTAATACTATTAACAGGCACAGACCACTTGTTATCACCCCTTAAATAACTAGATGATGTAGCGGATCCTGTAGCTGATAAACTTGAAGATATATTTAATACACCAGATACTACTGAAGCATTTGTATCTATATAATTAGTGTCGGTAGCATTGACACTTACTAAACCAGAGTTTGCTATAGTTATCGCGTTTGAACCATTACTGGTTAATGTTATACCATTACCTTTAACTAAATTTACTACACTTAAATCCCCTATATCATTAGTTAATCTTAAAGTAGCGTTAGTACCGTTCTGTGTCGTAGATAATTCATATGACGCAACTAAATTAGCTACGTCTTGTACACTAAATGTTCTAGTTGGATTACCCTCTACAGGATTAGTTCCTGTACTATCGTAAGTAACTGTACCTATCAGTAAGTCTGAGGCTTTAGGTTTTACCTGTGGATAACTATATATTATTGCCATTTTATGTTTTTAGTTAGTTTTTTATTTTTTATTAAAATCCACCACATTCGCCTGTTAATGTAACCTCACCAGTAGAAGATGATACTATTCTAAACCATCCGTAGTAACTTCCATTATTTGTTGCCATACCATAATAACCAGCCGGTAAAGCTTGTGTTCCTGCAGCATCTGAATAAACTCTATCAAATTCAGCTGGCAGTTCACCAGATCCATTATGATAATAGTTTTGATTTACAAATAAACTACATGCTTGATTAAACGTGCCTGTTTGTGTACTACCTAAGAACTGACCAAGCGATGATATAACATTACCTCTTAGTTCTTGATTTACATAATAGTTTCCTGCTTGAATAGTTCCAGATATTGTAGCGTTAGGTATCCATGTTTCTGTTTCTATTGCAAACCCTTCATTTGCAGTAACACTATGTGTCCAAGAATATGGATCACCTACATTGCCGCTAAACGAAGCTACAGGCGGATTTAAACTTGTTGTTACATAAGGTACGCCAGAACCATCAGCGCCTCCGTTAAACTGTATGTTATTATCAAAAGCTAAATTAACCGTACCGGTCTGTGCTATTTCTATAACCGTAGCAGTGACAGTAACTGGTATAATTTTATTTGTAGCGTCAAAAGTACCTGTTAAATCTCCAACAGTGTTTGGTGGAACAGAGTAACCATAGCCACTAGGTATAGATATGCTAGGTGTTTGATCAGCAAAAGAGTAAGAAGCACCTGGTAATCCTGATTTACTAGCTCCATCCAAGTATCCAACAGGGAACCAAACATCGTAAGGATCTGTTATATTATATGTTATACTAAGAGTAGCAGTTGTATTAGAAACAGATTCTACCACTTGAGCTCCTGATATTGTTGTAATTTCCGTTTGCTCACCTATTGTACTTGTAACACCAGTTGCATTTTGAATAGTTGGCGCTACACCAGAAACCCATTCGTAACCTTCATTTAAAGATACACCCGTGCTAAACGCGTAACTAAATGGCACTGTTCCAATTTTTTGTGCTCCAGTTTGATCACCTGTGATCGTATAACCAGCTGTTGGTCCATCTATTGTGTTTTGTACAAGAAGATTTACAATAGCTTCGTTTTGCAATTGCTCTACTTGACCTGAAACATTTATAACAGCGTTTCTTGTAGAAGACGATGTTCCAGATATATCGCCTGTAATTGTAGGTCCACTAGCAAAGTAGTAACCGCTATTTGTAAATGCGTTAACATCAAAGTTATATGAAACCGAATCGTTTCCAGAGAATGATCCAGGAGATACAGTAGCATATGCCTGAGCAGCAGCACTACCAGTAAAACTTTCATTTACCTGTGCTGTAACAGTAACTGTATTTTGAGAAGCTTGTTCTATAACACCTGATATTGTAGTAACAACTGTTTGTGAACCGCTAATAGTTCCAGTTGCATTTGTTATAGTAGGTCCTGATGTAAATACATATCCAGACGTTGGTGTTATTGTAGTATTAAATGCGTAATTAAGAGGTGATGTTCCTGATTGTGTTGAACCAGCTAAATCACCGCCTAAAGTAAATTGTGTTCCTTGAACACCAGCAGTTGATACCGCAAGAGTTGCTGTAATAGTAGGTTGCGCTACAGCTGATACTGTACCTGATAATATAGTGTAAACTGTTTCATTTGCACTAAACAATCCAACAGCGTTTGTAATCGATGGCCCTGATGAAAAGTAAAATCCACTATTTGGTACAACATTAGAATTGTAACCGTACGATGCCCCAGCAATACCTGTTCTGGTAGCGCCAGCTTGATCACCAGTAATCGTATACTCTGTACCAGATATGTTATTTGTAAATGCCAACGTAGTAGTATATTCTACAGCTGGTGTAACTACAACGTAAAGCGTGTTTGCATTCTTATTAGCAAGCGCTGCGTATTCAGCGTCACTTAAACTAACAATTTGGTCTACATTAGCAACATCGGTGTAAGTGTCAGTGTTGTTTCTAACATCTCCAACATCTCCTGCATCAATGTAATTTTTAACCAGCGATAACGCAGAAGGCGTAATAGCGCCAAGCGTTGTAGTCTTTACATTAGTAGTAGATGATTGGTTAAAAGCTATAAAGTCCTCACTTATTGCAGTAGTTTGACTTTTACCGTAATTGATATAGTTATTCAATCCAGTCAAGTCAACTGATAGTGTTGGGTTCACTGTAGCAACCCCAGCAGATATATATAATCCACCATCAGCAGTAACACTTGTCACTGTACCTTCAGGTAGTCCGGTAACCCCAATTGTAATATTACTAGAACCATTGTTAGTCAATTGAATATTAGGCCCTGCAATTAAAGATATAATAGACTGCGTGGAATCACTACCGTTTAGTCTAATGTTACTGTTAACACCAACTTGTGCAGCATCAACAGTGTAAGTAGTGTTTAAACTAGTTACTGGTGTAGCCCATACGTTATCACCACGAAGAAAAGTAGTTGTTGATGGAACACCTGTAGCAGAAAGAGAAGCAGTAAGCGTACCTGTTGTTGTAATAGGTCCACCTGACATAGTAATATAGTTAGTAGCATTCGTCGCAATACTAGTAACAGTACCTCCACCCGGCACACCTGTTTGCACTAAGTCTACAATGCTCTGTATTGAAAACGATTTTGTCGGTTTTCCCGATGCACTAACATCTGTACCTAATAATAGGTCACCAAACGCTGGTTGTGTTTCTTCCTGATAACTATATACTATTGCCATTTTATATTTTTCTTAATTTATCTATTGCTTTCTGCCTTAGTACCATCGGTACCACCTACTTGTGTGCCTCCTCTATTATAACTAGATGAAACAAACCTACCCGTATTGTGGTCAAAGTCTTTTCCTTCGATGTCTTTACCAGCTTTTTCAGCAGCTCTTCTCCTTCTTTGGCTATCTGCACGTAATTCTCGCCTAAACGGTGAATTTGCCGCCGCTAAATCGCGTCTTCTTTTAGCTTTTAGCGCTTCTGCTGATAATTTTTGCTTTGCCATGTGTTATAATACTTGTTCTGTACCTAAATACACAGCTGTAACCGTCTCGCTTCCTAAATACATCTCTGTAACTGCCTCGTTTCCTAAGTTTGCTGCCATTTTTTAGTGTTTTTTTGTATACTTTATATATTCACACGAAAGCATCGTATTTTACAGTGTGACAATAGCCTATTACCCATTAATATAACAGCCTAATGTCATAGTTTTTTATTTTTTAAAAAAAAATTGTTAGAAATATAGGAGTAGAGTAAAAAAGTTGTAACAAATATAGGAGTAGGGTGTTACCCCTACTTTTCTACAACATCAATCAAAAACCTTTTGCGTTTCAAAATGACCGGGATCCCCGTGTTTTATATGATTTGCGTTTTATGTTTTGCCTTTTACGTTGAAATACCCCTAGCTTTTAGCTTTTTTCCTGGAGATATACTAGTTGACAAACAACCTCACGACTATTACTGCGCGTTTTGATTCCAGTATGTGCGTTACAAGATAAATACGCTTGCGAGTAGATAATATATATGTAAGCAGCGAAGCAACCTCACGAGTATTGTTGAGCATTTTGACTGCGAACAAAAAAAATACGCTTGCATATAGATAATATATATATAATAAATAATTAATAATTAATATAAATTTAAATCAAACAATTATGTCAAATTCAACTCAAAAAGTTATGGAAAGCAAAAGATTCTTAATCAGAAAATCTCTAATCGGTACAAACACGATCATCAAAGTCACATTCAAATCAGGTAAGCAATATGAATACAACCATGATGCAGCATATGAAATCATGAAGGACAAGCTTGATACAATGCCATGCTTCATCAAATACAAATCATATACATCAAGTACTTCAATACCAACAGTGCTAAGGGACAAATCAGTCTCTTAGTACTTAACACCTCACAGCGCGAACAGGCGCAATTGGTTACAAAAAGAATACGTTTAACTTCAGATAATATATACAAATAAATAATTATGATACCATTTAAAATCACCGACAATCCAAGATCAAACTATTACTCTATAACCTATAGTAATGCTCTAGGTAGAGAAACTAAAGCAATGTTCTCTAAACCTTATTATACATGTGCTGAGTCACCTGTAATGAAGGAATACTATGATGGTATTTCAGAATGGTTGAGGTCTTTTAAATAGGACCTCACAAACTCTACAGGAGCGTTTGATTACAAAAGTAATACGCTGCTACTAAGATAATATATAAGGCCTGACTTTGAAATAGCGTCGGAAGAGTAGACTCCGTCATGCAATATAGTTAACGCAGCCAGGCGTGTATAGCACTTCGCTACGCTCGACAAAAATAATACGTTCGCTACAAGATAATATATATGTAACTAAAAAATAATAATTAATAACTTAAATTAAATAACTATGCAAAATTCAACTTTAAACTCAAAAAGATTCTTAATTAGAAAATCACTTATTGGCTCTAACACTATTATTAAAGTGAAATTCAAAAGTGGAAAAGAAGTAACTTACAATCACGACGAAGCGTATAAAATTATGCAAGCGAAACTCGAAGTGATGCCTTGCTTTATTAAATATAAAAGCTATACTTCTTCAACAAGTGTTCCAGTAGCGTTAAGGGAAATTATCTCTTAATGCTATACACTTGCGCTCAACAAAAATAATACGTACACCATAAGATAATATATATATAAAATAAATAATTATGCAAGCAATGATCTTAAGCGAATACTCAGCACTAATGGAGTGGGATAAAAACGAGTTAGTGGAATATATAATGGAATTAGAGAAATCACTAGACAAATTAAAGGGGTGACAATAGCCTGTTACCCTACTATTTAACTAGCTAATGTCACACTTTTCTGTAAGGAGAATTATATCTCTGCGTAGAGAGACAGAGTATTATATCCCTCTACCCTTCTCTATTAATAAATAATAAACCACCTTCATTACAATAATAATACGTTATAGTATTGATAATATAAATATACATTAATTAATAACTTAAAATATATAACTATGTCTTTAACTATTAAAACTACTAAAATCTCTAAATTACCTCTAATACGCTCAAATCGCAAGCGTTACATAGGTTTCACTGTATCTAACTTACCTAATAATTTCGCCGAAGTAGCAAAAGATTCTGCAGTTCGCGAGTGGTTTAACTACAATGGCTTAACCTTTATATCCGCCGCATTTTTATCACTAACATACATTAAATAACTATGTCCACTAAAAATCTTACAGAAACTGAAGAATTAATCAGTGATATACGCTATATATTATATAAAGCACAAGAAAATAATGCAAGTAAATTAGAAATTATAAATATTATAGAGCAAGCACTAGATGCATACGCTTTATCTAATAAAATAAATAAACTATGAGACAGTGTCCTATGACTGAAGAACAAATAATAGAATCTATAGGTAAAGTAGCTATAGCGTATGAGAATACACCTTATGCTACGCCATACGAAGCAGTATTAGCTATGGAAGCAATAGTTAATATACTTGAAGAAGAATTTTATAACGGAGCACTTGATAACAATACTAAATAATATAACTATGACAAATCAAGAAATCGCACGCAAGATTTACACTAAGTGGCAAGATAAAAGCGACTTAAAGAATTGGAAACACGATGAAGAGTTTAACTCATTAGCTTTAACTAATCAAATTAAAGTACACAATATAATTAATAACTTTATTAGACAAGATTATTTCTAACACTTAAAATAATATAACTATGGGAGCAACATCCTTTCACCAATCAGTATTAAAAAAGAATTATGAAAGCGCAAAGCAAGCGTTTAGAGAACTAGTAGAAGACGCAGTATATGAGTATGGCCACGATCCTTACTCTGGCACTATAGCTACATGCAGTTTATCAGGCGAAATTAAAGAACCCGAAAGCGATGAGCACTACGATGATGCTTTAGATAAAATAAGCAAACGCGAGTGTGTGTACTTTGAAACAGAAGATAAATATCACTTTATAGGTTGGGCGTCATGTTAACAAAGAAATTAAACATAGAAATCTGGTTCACTGGATCAGAGTATAATGACTTAATAGATACCACTATTAAACTAGGTGATGAATACCATTCACACTACCATTTAAATAACTTAGAAGAATTAACAGATATAATAAAAGAAATACAAGATGAAGAATAAGATAACTAACGCTATGCTATACACGTGGTCATGCGTACTATTTGTCGCTGCAACCTCAGCTATAATATCAGGCGCATATTTTCTAGTAGAAATGATCCTTGCTAATTTACAATAATAATACGTAGCACCTAAGATAATATATGTATAATAATTAAAACAATATAATTATGACTAAAGAAATTTTATTAAATAACGAAGAACGAAAAATATTAAAAAGACATTTATTAAAATGGTTATCCTTCAATGACGCTGACGAAGTGTTAAGAGATATATACCTAAAGATAACATATGATTTTCACTTTGATAAAGAAACTATAGAAAGATATGTTGGCGTACCATTATCTGATAAGTGGAATTTTATCCACGACGAATGTGAATGGGATAATATGGAAGATTTTTATAATTTATTGTGGGATTTCTTATTACAAGTAGAAGATAGAGAATTACGTAAATATTTAAAAGATTAATTATGGAAAGTAACTGTTGTGGCGCATCGCCATGGTTTGAAACGGATATTTGCTCCGACTGCAAAGAACACGCTGAATTTTATAACGAAGACGAAGATGAACTTATTTTTTAACTCAGAACAACTAGACTCATTAATAGATGGCTTGCATTTACTAGTAGATCACAAGCGAGACACTAACGAAAAGTTAGATATGTATAAAGCTTCAGATCTATTACAAGTGCTATACACACGCAAAAACAAGATAAAATAATTATGGAAATAACTAAAGTAACAAAAAAAGGTAATATATACGTAACACTATCAAACGGTAAATGGGCAGGTATCTACCCTAAAACCAAGTACGTAAGATTTAAAACTAATCAAGACAATCCATACCACCAAGGTCCATTGATCTATCAGGTAAAAAGAAAGTTCCGTGATATTAAAGAGCAAATTGAATACTTATTAGCTTATGAAGAAAAGTATTGCAAAAATAATACGTAGCACTAACGATAATATATGTATAACAATTAAATATTATAACTATGAACAAGCAACTGTATCAAGAATTATCTAGTGATCTTTATGAGTTAACATGTGACTTTGTTAGCGAGCAGTTATTAGAAATGCTTTACGATAAAGATTTAATCAAAGAAACAGACAATGCTGCAATGGATTTATTCAACAAAACATTAAAGCAATACTATAACACACATTTAACTAAAACTTGGTAACATGAAAAAACTAACTAAACACGAATCCGACTGGAGATCAGCAACACATGGCACTCACAAAGTAGGTTCATTACACGGCTACTACTACAATGATCTAATACTTGTCTTTGGCGCACCAACTTATTCACCAGATGATTCAGGTGATGGCAAAGTTCAATACGAATGGGTATTTGAGTTCAATGATAATATGTATACATTGTACGATTGGAAAACATACAGTGAAAGCTATACTAAAAAAGATCTAACAACATGGAGTATCGGCGGTAAAACAGAGCCATCTGATTTTATAGATGAATTAACAAATAAGTTACAAGAAGTATTATGCAGTTATTAACACAAAACGGTAAATTAAAAAAGACTAGCAAGCTTATGGGTGTTAAAGTAGTTAACTTTGGCCTACCAGCTTACAAAAGTATAACAGGTAGAGTTATTTGTCCTATGGCAGATGGTTGTATTAAGTTCTGTTATGCGCGTAAAGGCGCGTACATATGGGGTAATGTTAAGCCTGCGTTCGAGAAACGTTATGAGCTCAGTAAAACAGACGACTTCATAAGTGCTATACACGCCGAGATACAGCGCAAAAAACCTAAGTTTGTACGAGTGCACGACAGCGGTGACTATTATTCACGCGAGTATTTAGCTAAGTGGTTTCAAATTGCAAAGCAAAATCCACAAGTAAATTTTTATAGTTATACCAATATGATCGACATGGTTAAAAAAGCCGATATACCTAATAACTATGACTTTATATTTAGC